CCCAGTCCACTTGCAGAACCACCATTAGAACCATTAGAACCGTCACTCATACTTGGAAAGTCTTCTGTACAAACTCCACCGAGAAAAAAGAAAAAAAATGTAATGAAGCATCCGGGTTTTAGAAAATCTAATCCAACTCAATCTGGTAATAAAAAATTACAAGATCAAATACAAAAATTATTAGAACTACCTAAAGATTCATCAATAGAAGAAATCACACAAATAGAAAATCCAATCATAGAAGAAACTACAGATTTAAAATCACCTGGTAAACAAGTTGCTGATATTATGAGTAAATTTCAGAAAGGTATAGTTTAATAGTATTAACATCCAACTTATTACAAATTTTATAACAATAATTCTTATCCAAATATGTTCTTATATCTGCACATATATTTATGCACTTACGATCGTATTCACAACTTTTATTAAATTCATTCATCTCTTTCTCTAAATTTTTCTTAAACTCTTCATCTAATATTTTTTCATCATCTTCCTCTGTATGTTCAACAACACTTTTAATATTATGTTTAGACATGTTTATTTATTTATTACATTTTTAATAAATAAAATCAATTTTCTTTTTTAACTAAATTCATTATACTCATACTTTTCATTATACTCTGTTCATTCAAGTACACTTCTTCTTTCGGACACAATTGTTTATACGTTATCAATAAGTTTAATATATATTCAAATTGTTCTTGTGTTAAATTATCTAAGTTTAATCTTTGTTTCATTTATTCTATATCATTATCTCTTTTAAATACCAAAAGACAAAATTTATCGAACTTATCCCAATCATTATCTTCATTACCTTGATACTTCTTATGTATTATATTAAATACATTATATAAATCATTCCAATTTTCTTGTTTCCACTCTTGAAATGTGTATAGATTATCCATATTTTTATTTAATTATATTATTAAATAAAAAATCAATTTAATCTACTTCTTCTAGATTCTCGTCTTCATCTTCATCTTCATCAATCTCAATATTTTGTTCATCTACTTGATTATCTTCCTCTTCCTCTTCAACTTGATTATTTTCACTGTCGACCTTGTTCATAAACTCACGTGCCTCTTCTTCTGTCCATGTAACTTCAACCTCAACATCGTGTACGTCTGCAACTGCTTGAGAAACTTGAGAAACTTCAGGTTCAGGTTCAGGTTCAGGTTCAGGTTCAGGTTCAGGTTCAGGTTCAGGTTCAGGTTCAGGTTCTTCTTCGACTTCTACGATTCTGTTAGTATGGGTATTATTTATTTCTTGTAAATCTTGTTGTATTTGATCATTGAATGTTTGAGTGATCATATTTAGTAGTTCTTGTTCTGGAACTAGTTGTGGTTGTACATTAAATGATACATTTTTAGGTTTATTGGATTTTTGAGATTTTTCTGGTTGAAAATGTTCTTTCTTAGATTCTTTTTCAACAGGTTGTGGATTGGGTACATTATCAATACTTATATTAGATTGTTGGATAAATGTTTCTAAAAGAGTTACTTTATTATTAAGTGAATTTATACGTGTGTTTAATACGTGTACATATTTATATATTGTATATGCAACCATCAAAAACATAATACTCTCACATATCATAAAAATTTGATTTGGTTTTAAATTAAACATTTTAATATAATTAAAGATTTATTTAAATAATAATAATTTAAAACAAACACTTAAAATTCCATCCAAGATGATTGAAGAGTTCTTTACAGACTTCATCATGGAATGTTTGTCGGTCGGTTGTTTTTAATATATTGAAGTCTTCTTTATTACAAGGGTATTTATGTCGAATTAGTAATTGAAATAGTACATATTGACTATTTATGAAGGATTTACGTTCTATATCTTTATTCTTTTTGAATAATTTATCGTAGGTTTGTGTAAGTAGGTCAAAATCTTGGATGAGTTCTCTTTCGATGTGAGATATATTATTTGTTTTTTTACCAGTTATGTTATGATAAATTAGATTGATATCTTCATAATGTTTAGAGTGTTTAGTTTCTTTCAAAAATAATTGAATATGTTTTTTTGTTATTTTACTAAATTTTTTTTCTTTGGGAGTATTATCATCGCCTACAAGAAGATGATTCAACTTAAATTGTTTAATCAAATCATCATATACTTGTTGTTTAATATTTACTTGTTGTTTACCTTGGAATTGATTAATACAATCTTTAAAATGAGTTTTACGATTATATGTGTATTTAGGGATGATATTGATACGTTCAGAGTCTTTAAAAGATGAATTTTGTATAAGGATATTTACAGAGTGTCCACAATGTTTACAAATGATATTATTATCAAAAGTTTCAAAAGAGTCATTATTACATATTATACATTTTTTGTTATTGTTATTGTAGGTAACTTTAGTATTGTATTTATTATAAATTTTGAGATATTTATCAATTATATCGTGATTGTAGTGTGTAACAGTTGTTTGTTTGGTGTTCATAAAGTTTATAGTAATTGGTTTATTAATATTGTTAGTGTATTTATCGATTATATCAGAAGTTTCCATAATATAATAATTTTTAGATTTATTAATTTTGATGTCATCAATAAATTCTGATAGTGTATCTATTTGATTTAATACTTTCTTTTTGGTGTTATCAGGTAAGTTATTATTTAATAATTGTTGTAAATCTAATAATTGTTTTTTATAAATATTTATATTTCTATAATATTCTTCATATTGTTGTAATAATTTATTATGTAATGTTAATATATCTATATTATTACTCATTTCTAATAAATTTAGTTTTTTCTTAAATGTTTAATACATAGCAAAAAAAAAAATTTTAATTTAAAAAAAATTTCTCTACTATAATAAATGACGACTACTCGCACAACTAATGTAACTGCTGCTTTTATTGATTTAGCAACGTTCGAACTCTTGGAATCTAGTTTATATGGTGGTGCCGATGCAATCACTTATTTCGTACGTGAAGTACAGAAATGCACGTGGTTTTCCCAAATCCCCGTTAGACTTAGCAACCAATCTGGTGCACCTAACTGGGGTGGAACTGCCCACTTTACCGTGTCCAGAGCAGCCGACTACCTTCTTGGTACTTGGTTACGTGTAGAACTTCCTTCAATCGCATACACTGGCGCTGATTTCCCCGGTGGTGTTTCTTTCACCCCTAATGTTGGTCACAACCTCATCAAGAAGGTTCATATTCTTTTTAACGATCTTGAAGTCCAATCCATCACCAGTTTCGATCTTGATTGGTGGGCAGCTTTTATGTACCCCGCCGGTAAGAAAGATGGTTACAACCAGATGATCGGTAATGTTTCGACTCTTGTCTCTCCTAGTACTACTAAATCGTCTTATACTCTTAACGTTCCTATTCCATTCTTCTACACTCGTGACAGTGGTGTCGCCCTCCCAACTGCTGCTCTCCCTTACAACGACATCAAACTCAAGTTTGAACTCAGAGATCTTAAAGATATTCTTGTGGGTTGGTCCGCAACTGGTCTTTCTAGTACTACAATCGATGCAAATAAGATCACTGCTGATTTTGGTCTTGGTGCTGCAAATCTCACGGATACTACTTGCGAATGCTGGTGCAACTATGTTGTTGTGTCTAACGATGAACGTAGTAAGATGGGTGCTGGTCCTCGTGATATCGTCGTTGAACAATACCAACAACTCGATGTCCCCGCTGCCGCTCACGCTAAAAACTCAACGGTCGACAAGCAATTCTCTTTCAACCACACGGTTAAGATGCTTATCTGGGCCTACAAGAACTCCACCAATGCCACCACACACGGATACCACTCCAACTATACGATTTCCGACCCCGATGTCAATAGTGGTTTCGTGTTGAATGGTAAAGAACCCCTTTCTCAAGTCACTCTTAAGTACGACAACACTGAAAGGTTCACTCTTAACAACGACTACTTTCAGCTTGTCCAACCTTTCTACCATGCTTCTCAGATTCCTTCTGGTAACTGTGGTGCATCTCCGGTTGGTTTGAATATGTACTCGTACGCTCTCAATCCTATGAGTAGTGATCCTAGTGGTTCTACCAACTACGGTAAACTTACCAATGTCGCTCTTAGACTGGCTACTTCTTCGGAGGATAAGGATAGTAACTCGACGAATAACGAACTTCTTATTCGTGCTCTCAACTTCAACATTGTCCGTATTTCTGGTGGTGCCCTTGGTTTCCCAGTCCTCTAAATTATATTCAAATTTATTTTATTATACAAATTATAATAAAATTAGTAAGGTGATTTACAAGTATTCGTGAATGCTCCTGGCCAACGATCTTTAGGTAATTTATTCATTTTCCTGATTATTTTTATATTTTCAATCAATTGTTTATACATTTCTTTCACAAAATTTGGATCAATTGTCGAACTAATATGTTTAGCATACTCACCATTCTTATGAACATAATCTATACTCATATACTTTTTATTATCCATACTAGATAATATAACGTGACTACATACATACAATGTAGCTATATTCGCCTCAAGTGTTCCACACCTCACAAACAACTCATGTTTCAACATATCATAATTAATACTTCCAGACAACTTCAATACATCTTTCAATTGTTCAGGCATTATCGGTATTTTAATATAACTATATACAAAATCAATATGTGACGCTGGACACTTGTGTTCTACTCTCTCATCTCTTATTTCAATCTTTTCATATATATTTGGTAAACCTGTTAATGAATCTGTTCTATTTTGTAATGATTTATTCCATATAGCAATACCACCTTGTTCACGTCCCAATACATCACTATTTCCATACATATTAACTAATACATCATAATATTCTTTTGGTTCAACATATTTCCAATTCAACGTAAGTTGTTCATCACCATATTGTTGATGATTATATTGTTGTTTTGCAAATTCCATATCATGAGGTAAATAGTGTGATGTAAATGGTGGATAATCTTCTACAGCATATGCTTGATTTAATGATTTATAACCTTCTTCTTTTCCAGGTTTTTTT